TTTCCCTACACGACGCTCTTCCGATCTCCACAGAGGAAAAACCTTCCTCGTCTTTGACGATCCGCTTGACCTGAAGATCGATCCGGGTATTCATCATGCCGATAGACATACACTACACCTTCCAATCCCGGTCGAGCCGGAGCAACAGATTGACAGTATGCCATACCTGCTGTCCAGCCTGGACGTTGTCAGAGAAAAAGCCACCGGTACTACCGTCTCTGGATTCATAGAAGTGGGTCGACAGCATGATGACCGCCTGCTCTGTGGTGGGCGGCATGGGATCGACCTGGTAAGTACCCGCCGGGATGTGCTGGTAGCTTTCCGCATAGGAGATGGCAGCGGTAATGTAGCCCATCAGCAGATCGTTATCTTCGTTATTATCCAGAATGAGATTCTGTTTGACCTTCTTCAGAAGTTCTTCCATCATCGCTGCCACCTCCGGTTATTAGCCTGCCTTCTGCTGCAGGACCTTGATTGCCTCGGGCAGGATCAGCTTACCGTCCACACGCTGAGAACCCATAAAGCCGACCTGACCAGTCTGTGCGTACAGTTCGTTCAGACGCTTGAAGGAGCGACCCTGGCGGTCGGCGATCCAGTAATACTTGAAGTCACCGAAGGCGATGGACTTGGCACCGGCGGCGATGGTGGGCATATAGGCAGAGGTGTACACGGGACGACCCAGCAGAGTGTGGGGAGCGTCTGCGGTCAGAGAGTTCTGCCACAGATACTGACCGTTGTTGTCCTTCAGCTTCCGGACAGCCTTGATGGTGGCATCGTTCATGACCCACACTGCCTTGCTGCGGTAAGGGGCCTTCAGGGAATGGAACAGATCCATCAGTTCATCCGCAGTGATTGCAGTAGCGGAAGCTGCGGTCACACCGACCTCTGCACCACCGGCGTCTGCCAGGATACCCAGGGGCTTACCGTTACCGTCACCGCTGAAGAAGGATTCCTCCTCACGGGCACCGATACGGCGGGCAAATTCACGGGAGATGTAGGCTTCCAGATCGAAAACGGAGTCACGGAGCAGTTCCTCAGATACCTTGATGGTGGTACCCAGCTTGTGAGCGCCGATGGTAATCTGGGAGAACTGATCATCGCTCTCTACATAGGGACCTTCCTCATCGATCCAGTTGGCGGTACCCTTGGAAGCCACCACAGGGATCTTACGCTCACCGCTGTCAGTGTTGATGGTATGGGCCAGTCGACGGAAGACGTTCTCTTCCTCCAGCGCCTCTACCAGATGGCGTTCGTACTCATCAGGGACCAGATAGCCACCCTCGGCATCGTCACCCACCTGCAGGGCATTGACTACCTGGGGCATGGGAGCCTTGGAGCGCATGACATTCCAGAAGCTAGAATTGTACTCGTCAGCGGCACGGCCGGTCTTGGTCTGTGCGGGAGCGGTGGTAGTCATGGGCTTACCGGTGATGGGAGTGGATACGGGCTTGGACAGATCAGCGTCGATTGCCTCACGGCGCTCCATACGCTTGATCTCATTGGTCAGGGCTGCCAGATCCTTCTCCATACCGGCATAGGTGGCATCATCTTCGGCAGACAGCACACCCTTGTCGTTGCGGTGGGTTTCCAGGAAACCATCCATGGTAGCCAGCAGCTTGGTTCTCTTTTCACGCATTTCAATAATAGTCATATCATTTTCCTCCAGATATCAGGTGTAATTTTTGATTGCTTTCAGTTCTGCTCTCAGAGCATCCACAGAGCGACCTGCGAGTTCCTTGGGAGCGGCGGGCTGGATCTTGCACCTTGCTGCGATCTTGCCCATAAGGGAGTTCACAACGGATGCCTTGGAATACAGCATGGAAACCGTGGGAGTTCCCATGTCCTCTGCATCTGTGGATCGCCTCATGATCTCGTCTGCGAAGCCCAGTTCGATGGCCTTATTGGCATCCATCCAGGTTTCAGCATCCATGAGATGGGACAGCTTCGCACGGGAGAGTCCTGTTTTGATCTCGTAGGCGTTGATGATGGAATCCTTCACGCTGCCCAGCATTTCGATGGCTTTCTGCATTTCGCCGGAGTCACCGAAAGCGACGGTCATGGGATTGTGGATCATCAGCATGGACACCGGGGACATCAAAACCCTGGTACCCGCCATGGCGATAACGGAAGCAGCAGAGGCCGCGATGCCGTCGATCTTCACCGTGACGCTACCAGGGTAGTCCACCAGCATATTGTAGATTTGGGCAGCTGCTACACAGTCGCCGCCGGGGCTGTTGATCCAGACAGTGACATCGCCGGTTCCGGACATGAGTTCATCCTTGAACAGCTGGGGTGTCACATCATCGTCAAACCAGCTTTCCTCGGCGATGGTGCCGTTCAGATGCAAGATCCGCTCCGCCTGTGCCGTTTCCGTCGCTGCCTGGTTCGTCCAGTTCCAAAACTTCTTCATTGGGTTCGTTCTCCTTTCCGTTAGGATCAGTTGTATTGGCGAATGCTCCTGCATCACGCATGGGGAGCATATTGCCATTGATGAGGTAAAGGTCGCCGCCTTCTTCTGCCGGGATACGGTCCAGGTTTTCCAGTTCCCGGATGTCATTTGCGGACATCCAGCCGTTCTGCCGACCGATGGCGTAACCATTCATGCGGCTCTGATAGTCACCCCGAAGTAGCCCCTCCAGATTGAATTTGAAGAAATACTTCTCTTTTTCCGAGAAGTTCAGCAATGCTCTCTGCAAAGATTGCTCCCATCGGATGACCCAGGGGTCGAGGGTGTATTTCACAAATTCCATGGACTGCTGCTCAATATTAGAAAAGCTCGACTTTTCCAGGTCACCTACCATGTGAGGCGGGACACGGAAAATTCGAGCAATTTCATTGATCTGGAATTTTCGGGTCTCCAGGAACTGAGCCTGTTCCGGAGAAATGGAGATGGGCGTGTATTTCATGCCCTCTTCCAGGATGGCCACCTTGCCGGAGTTGGATGCGCCGCCGAACTGACTCTGCCAGGTTTCCCGGAGACGACCGGGGTCCTTGATGGTACCGGGATGTTCCAATACACCGGAGGGAGCAGCACCGTTTGCAAAGAATCTGGCACCGAACTCTTCGCAGGCGATAGCCATACCGATGGCGTTCTTAGCCATGGCGATAGGACTGTAGCCCACGAGACCGTCAAAGCCGAGACCGGGGATATGCAGCACATCCGTGGGTTTCAGAATCACGGTGTGTTCCTTATCCCGGATCGCTTCATCTGCTCCTCGGTAATAGCTGTAATAAAGCTGACCCCTGCTGTCACGATCCACAGACATTTTGTTGGGCATGAGCGGATACAGTGCCACAACTTCATTTTTGCCGTTCCGAATGACCTGTGCATAGGCGTTGCCCCAAAGGAGCAGATGCGTCATAAGGGTCTCCCGGAAGACGAAAGAACTCATTTCCGGGTTGGGTTCGTCATGGAGCAGTCGGTACAACGGGTGGTCAATGGCTTTCTCCTTGCCGCCGTCCTCGTTATACCGGTAAAGGTGGAGCGGCAGGCCAGCCACAGCTTCTGCCAGGATACGGACGCAGGAATACACAGCAGTCATCTGCATGGCAGACCGCTCTGTGACAGATTTGCCGGAAGTAGTGCCACCCATGTAGAAGGTGTAGCTGCTTCCGGCTGTTTTATTTTGGGGCTTGTCTCTGGAGTGGAAGATATTCGATAAAAATCCCATTTTTCCTCCTTTTGCTATTTAATAAAAAATGGATTTATGGTAAACTAATAATATAAAAATAAAAAGGTGGTTGCATTATGGGATTAAACGCAACACAATATGCCGGACAGCACGGTATAAAAAACTTGAGAAAAATAAAAACTTGGTTTGATGCTGGATATCTTGGGGAAGCAACCAAGGACGAAAAGACCGGGGTGTATGATATTCCAGAGGATACACCGCTTCCATATAATGCAAATAGCCAAGTGTCTACAATACCTACGCTATGGCGTGATATATTGATTGCAGCAAGTTTGCAACAGTCCATATACGAAAAGATGTATCCTCTGTTTCAGGCAGGTACTGTTGAGTCAGAAATTGAAAAGTTTTCTAGATCGGAAGAGCACACGTCTGAACTCCAG